CGCCTGCGAGAACAAGAAACTGACCGCGGATTTTTGGCTATTCAACGATGATTTCTACGTACTCCAGGAGATAGACGAGCTCGAACCCTGGTATAACGGGACGCTGCTCGATCACGCCGAGGCGATAAAGCAAAGACACGGAGGCCAGGAGACGGGCTACACCCAGCAGCTGCGGAAGACGGCTGCCGTTTTAGAGGAGGCCGGCAAGGGCACGCTAAACTATGCCGTGCACGCGCCGATGAAGATAAACCGAAGGAAGATGCTGCAGACGATCGAGCGCTTTCCGGACTGCCCGATGCTAAGGGCACTCTACGGAAATGACCACGAGATCGGAGGAGAAGACGCGCCAGACGTCAAGATCGTGAAGCCGGACGTGCGGATCCCAGACGACTGGAGGTTTGCGTCCACGTCAGACGCGAGCTTCGTCAACGGCATCATCGGAGAACAGATCCGGGAGCGATTCCCGGATAAAAGTCCATGGGAGAGATAAAGCAAAATGAAGATTGAGGAACGCCCACTGGATCAGATCCAGCCCTATGAGAAAAACCCTCGGAGGAACGCAGCCGCGATCGACAAGGTCGCGGAGTCACTAAAAGAATTCGGATGGCAGCAGCCGATCGTGGTCGACACGGACGGTGTGATCATCGCAGGCCACACGAGACTGGCCGCCGCCAGGAAGCTGGAGCTCGAAAAAGCACCGGTCGTTATAGCCGAAGGCTTGAGCGACGAGCAAGTGAGAGCCTACCGCCTGGCGGATAATAAGACAAACGAATTCGCGAGCTGGGATCTGGATATATTAGACTCGGAGCTCCTCAGCATCGGCGAGATCGATATGAACCTATTCGGCTTTGATATGGACGCTATCGTCGATCGAGCGGCCGAGGTCCAGGAGGATGACTACGAACCGGATCCACCGAGGAAACCGATCAGCAAGCCCGGAGACATCTGGGAGCTGGGCGAACATCTCGTTATATGCGGAGACGCAACGAAGGACACCGACTTGCTAAAAATTGTAAATAGGGGGGGTGCCGACCTTCTTCTTACCGACCCGCCTTACAATGTGGATTATACGGGCAAAACAAAAGACGCCCTGAAAATAGAAAACGACAAAAAGAACGACGCCGACTTCCGGCGTTTTTTAATTGACGCCTTCACGGCGGCCGACGTCTGCCTCAGAGAAGGCGCGGCCTTTTACATCTGGCATGCAGATAGCGAGGGCTATAATTTCAGAGGAGCGGCTCAGGACATCGGATGGAAAGTCCGTCAATGTCTCGTTTGGAATAAGAACGTATTCGTTATGGGCCGCCAGGACTACCAGTGGAAACACGAGCCCTGCCTTTACGGATGGAAAGAGGGCAAGGCTCATTATTTCACAGACGCTCGAAACGAGGAGACGGTGATCTCAGACCGAGAGGAGATCAATCCAAAGAGAATGAAAAAAGACGAGCTGGTGAAATTCGTCGAGGACATCCTCGCCGATAAGATCAGCACGACCGTTATAAACGAGGACCGGCCAAGCCGCAGCGAAGACCATCCGACCATGAAGCCGATCAAGCTCATGGCTCGCCAGATTCAAAACAGCAGCAAGCCGGGGTGGATCGTCCTGGATCCGTTCGGAGGATCCGGCTCGACGCTTATCGCGTGCGAGCAGCTAAACCGACGCTGCAGATGCGCGGAGCTCGATCCGAGATACTGCGACGTCATAGTCGACAGATGGGAAACGTTCACCGGAGGAAAAGCGAAAAGGAAGTGAGACCATGGCCACAAAAGGGACATGGAGAAAGAGAATAAAGGCGGCCTGTGAGGAGGCCGGGACATACGAGCCCTTCTTCGACCTGGCGATCGACCAGCTCGCCGGCATCATGGAGGCAAGGGACGCCGCGGAGAAGCAGTACAAGGCCACAGGTAAAAAGCCGGTGATCCAGCACACAAACAAAGGCGGAGCGACAAACCTGGCCAAGAATCCGATGCTCGTCCTGATCAACGAGTGCAATCAGCAGGCGCTGGCGTACTGGAAAGAGCTCGGCCTGACAAGTAAAGCATACAGCCAGATGCAGAAGAACGGATTCGAGGGTAAAAAAGAGGCGACTCTCGGAGATCTGCTGTCTAAGATTGGGATATGACGGAACCAAACATAAAAAGCTACAAAGACGTCGTCGATCAATATGTTGACGACGTTTTATCTGGTAAGGAAGATCGTGCAGGGGCGGAGGTCGTCGCTGCGTGTCAAAGGTACCGAGACGATCTCAAGCGCGACGACATCGAGCTACGTCCTCGGGACGCAGATATAGCAATAAACATAATGCAGACCACGCTCGTGCATGCGCAAGGCGAGGATCTAAACGGCGCGCCGCTCCTCGGGCGGCCTTTTTTATTGGAGCCGTTTCAGATGTTCCTCGTCTACAACCTGCTCGGGTTTTGGTATACAGGGACAAATAAGAGGCGCTTCAACGAGGCCTTCATCGAGCTGGCCAGGAAGAACGGCAAAACGTCATTCGTGGCAGGGCTTGCCTGGGCCGTGGCGATCCTCCAGAGAAGATCAGGATCCAAAGTCTACATCGTGGCGGCGGCACTAAAGCAGGCCATGCAGGCTTTCAATTTTATCCTGTTTTCGCTCCAATATCAAAAGATCGTGGGCGAATTCAACGTAAAGAACAACAGCTTCGATCACTCGATAACGTATACCTTCGAGGATGAAGAGGGGCGCCCGGACGGATCCATCGAGATCATCGCACTGGCGACTAACCCGGACGCCCAGGACTCGTTCAACTGTAACTTTGCGATCTGCGACGAGATAGCAGCATATAAAAAGCCGGCTCAGTATAACCGCTTCAAGGAAGCGATGAAGGCATACCAGAACAAGCTGATTGTCGGAATAACGACTGCAGGCGACAACGTGAACTCGTTCGGTTACGCCAGGCAGGAATACGCGGTCAAGGTCGCAACTGGCATTGTAAAAGACGATTCGTTCTTTGCCTTTGTAGCAAGGGCGGACCAGAGCGACAGCGGCGAAGTGGACTACACAAGTCCAGAACAACACAAAAAAGCGAACCCGAACTACGGTGTGACTATACGCCCGGAGGACATCCTCCAGGAGAGCCAGCAGGCGATGAACGATCCGGTGCAAAGGAAGGACTTCCTCAGCCGCTCGCTCAATATCTACACGGCGAGCATACGCTCCTGGTTCGACCTGGACGAATTCAAGGCGAGCGATCGTAAATACGATTACAGCCTGACGGATCTCGCAAGGCTCCCGATCCAATGGTATGGCGGAGCGGACCTTTCGAGGATGTACGATCTGACCGCGGCCGCGCTATTCGGACACGACGAGAAGAAGGGCGTCGACATCATAATAACGCACGGCTTCTTCCCGGTAACTCAGGCAGCCAGAAAAGCGGACGAGGACAATATACCGCTGTTCGGCTGGCAGGATAACGGATGGCTTACGATCTGCAACAGCCCGACGGTCAATATCTCGGACGTTGTGAACTGGTTCAAGGCCATGCGAGAGAAGGGGTTCAAAATAGCCGAGGTCGGCCATGATCGGAAATTCTCAGGCGAGGAATATTATCCTCAGATGAAGGCTGCAGGATTCAAGATCGTGGAGCAGCCTCAGATGTATTTCATAAAGTCAAAAGGCTTCCGGAGAATAGAAAAAGCGGCCAAAGACGGCGCGCTTTTTTATTTACATTCCGAGGCTTACGAGTATTGTGTCTCGAACGTAAGAGCGATCGAGAAGACGGACGACATGATCTCATACGAGAAGATCTCTCCGGAGATGAGGATGGATCTGTTCGACGCCTCCGTCTTCGCAGCGGTCCGCTACATCGAGGCGCACACTAAGCGCGAACGAGTCCGTAGCTGGTGGGGGCTCGCCGATGAGTAAATGGGGTATTCAATGAAAAATCCATTCAAAACACGAAACAAAAGCAAGAGCAACATCGGGCTGGTGATCGGATCCGACTCAGACGAGATCTGCGTCCCGGGCTACACGTCTCTGGATAAGAACCCGGAGATCATGACGGCCTGCCATACGATCGCCGAGCTTATAGGCTCGATCACGATCCACCTTATGAGCAACACCGAGGACGGAGACGTCCGGATCCAGAACGAGCTCAGCAAGATGATCGACATCACGCCGATGCCGACGATGACCAGGAAGCAGTGGGCGGAGAGCTTCGTCATGACGATGCTTTTATACGGGAGGGGCAACTCGATCGTTCTGCCTCATACCTACAACGGCTACATCCGAAGCCTTGAGCCCATAGCGGCAGGGCGTGTCAGCTTTGAGGCGATCGGCTGGTCGAAGTACAAGGTCATTATCGACGGCCGGAGCTATAAGCCGGACGACGTGCTGCATTTTGCTTATAACCCGGACAAGACATATCTCTGGAAGGGTCAGGGCGTGACGGTCACGCTAAAAGAGATCGCGAACAATCTCAAACAGGCCGAGGCCACGAAAAAGGGATTCCTCGAGAGCAAGTGGAAGCCCGCCGTAATAGTGAAGGTCGACGCCATGACCGAGGAGCTGGCGAGCCCCGAAGGCAGAGAGGAGATCCTCAAGAAGTACGTCGCCAGTGAAAAAGCCGGAGAGCCGTGGGTGGTACCGGCTGAGCAGATAGACGTTGACGTCGTAAAGCCTTTGACGCTGGCGGATCTGGCCATAAGCGACACCGTCGAGGTCGACAAGCGCACGGTCGCTGCCGTGATCGGCGTGCCTCCGTTCCTCCTGGGCGTAGGAGACTACGATCCGGACGCATGGAACGCATTCGTGAGGACAAAGGTGCGCAGCATCGTGACAGGCATCGCGCAGGAGATGACGCGCAAGCTCATAATCTCGCCGAACTGGTATATCCGCTTCAACGAGATGAGCCTGCTCGATTGGGACCTGCAGACCATAAGCTCCGTCTTCGGGGAGCTCAGAAGCTGGTTATGTTAGAGAACTACATCCCGGCAGATCGCCTGGGAGACCAGAACAAACTGCAGGGAGGTGCAGAAAATGAATAAACCAGGAATAGGAAAAAGACAGCTCCGGATGATCAATACGGAGTTTAATACGCGCGAAGACGGCGAGGACCTCGTAATAGAAGGCTACTTCGCCGTTTTTAATAGCGACTACGACATCGCGCCAGGGATGAGCGAATCGATCGCGCCCGGAGCCTTTAAGGAGGCCCTCGGCGGAGACGTAAGAGCGCTCGTCAATCATGACACCACGCTGGTGCTCGGCAGGAACAAGGCGAACACGCTGAGCCTGCGCGAGGACAGCCACGGACTATGGGGCCAGGTCAGAATCAATCCGAACGATTCAGCGGCTACGGATCTATACGCCCGGGTGCAGCGGGGTGACGTCGACGGATGCTCGATCGGCTTCGACATCGCAGAAGAGAAAACCGAATTCTCAGAAAACGGTGACGTGCATTTTACGATCGAGAAGGTCGATCCCTTGTACGAGGTCAGTGCGTGCACATTCCCTGCTTATCAGGAAACCAACGTAAGCGCCCGCGCCGCTCAGGTCGAGGAGATCAAAAAGCGCGAAGCGGACGCATGGAAACAGAAAATGAAAGAGAGGTTAGCTAATGGCACTCAGAGCATTAATGAAGCGTAAGGAGCTTGATCGCCTTCAGAGCGAGCTGGAAACACTGCGCAAGACAGCAGAAGAGCTGCAGACCAGAGAGGCCGAGATCGAGAAGATGATCGAAGAGGCGGAGACGGAGGAAGAGAGAGCCGCTGTCACCGAGGAGATCGACAAGCTCGAAAAAGACAAGGCCGAGAACAAAGAGCAGACCGAGAAGCTCGAGGACACCGTCCGCGGAATCGAGACGGAGCTCGAGGAGATCGAGGCTGCACAGAAAACCGACGAGCCTGCACCGGCAGCACCCGTCCCTGCAGAGCCCGCAGTAAAAGAGAGGAGCACTACCATCATGAACACCAGAACTATATTCAGCAAGATGGACGCCCAGACAAGAGCCGCCATGTTCGAGCGTGACGACGTGAAGGAATTCCTGGGCTCCGTAAGAACCGCACTTGGACAGAGAAGAGCAATCGAAGGCGGCGGCCTTCTGATCCCGGATGTATTCCTCGGAATGATCCGCGAGAACATCGAGAACTACTCCAAGCTGTATAAGCACGTAAACGTGAGAGCGATCGGAGGCACCGGCAAGATGGTCGTCATGGGCACGATCCCTGAGGCCGTATGGACGGACTGCTGCGCGAACCTGAACGAGCTTAGCCTCGTATTCAACGACGCCGAGGTCGACTGCTGGAAGGTCGGCGGATATTTCGACATCTGCAACGCGACGATCGAGGATTCCGACATCGATCTGGCCAGCGAGCTTCTGACCGTAATCGGCCAGGCTATCGGCTACGCACTCGACAAGGCGATCCTGTTCGGACTCGGCACCAGAATGCCTCTGGGCGTATTCACGAGACTGGCTGAGACCGCAGCGCCTGCAGACTATCCGGCAACAGCGAGACCTTGGGTCGACCTGCACACGAGCAACATCAAGAGCATCGCTTCTTCAGTAACCGGCGTGGATCTCTTCAGAGAATTCCTCGTCGACACTGCAGCCGCTAAGGGCAAATACTCCAGAGGCGAGAAGGTATGGGTCATGAACGAGACCACTTATACCGCCCTGGTAGCAGCCGCGATGGTAATCGACGCTGGCGGCGCAATCGTCGCCGGAGTAAACGGCACGATGCCGGTAATCGGTGGAATCATCGAGGTGCTTGACTTCGTACCTGATAACGTGATCATCGGCGGATATTTCGACCTTTATCTGCTCGCAGAAAGAGCAGG